TTAGAGAATGCGGGTACATAGAGCTGATAGATGGACAGGCAGTATATGTAGTCATACCAGACACGGAAGAAGCGGAGAGAAAAGTGGATGCTTATGAAAGCGTCCACCTAAAACCTACGTCGCAGATCAAGGGCGGTAAGGATGGCAAACTATACAGAACGTACATGATGCTTCGTGGATCGCACACATTTGACACAAAGGAAATGAGCAGATTGATTGATATTGAGGTCGGACAAGCGAAAGACCTCGGAATTGAAACGGCAACGCCAGACCAGATCGCGGAAATGCTGCAGAAGTGGGGTGTAAAGATTGGCGAAGAGACTTAAGAGCGTATTTACAGACGATATGGATCATTGCTACTACACCGGATCACCTTACGTACACAGACACCATATTTTTTATGGCTCGTTAAGATCTAAGTCAGAAGAATATGATTATGTGATACCGTTGGCGCACTGGTTGCACGAGAACGCGCCGGAGAGCGTACACATGAATCCAAATCACGGATTAGATCTGGAGCTTAAGCAGATGGCTCAGAGACACTTTGAAGAACATCACGGAAGCAGAGAAGACTTCCGGCGAGAATTTGGTAAATCATGGTTGTAACTTATTAACTATAGATTCCCACGCAAATGTAACTAGATGTAGATAACACCTCATTTTATAGCATACAAAAACCACTATATATCACGCGGCCGGAGAAGCGTGGCTCCGGCAGAAAGGAGAAGTAATTGGAAAAGACAGCACAAGATTACTTTTATGCGATACCAGACGGGCACATGAATGCGATTCAGCGTCCGGCCAATCCAAGCACAGATAGGTTGCTGAGAAAAATGATTGAGTATGCAAACAAGAATGGTGATTGCATTTTGAATAACGGATATGGAATCTTTAGACCGCTTCCACTGGATCCGGTAGATGCGGCAGAAGCGAATATATACTTCCAGAAGGAGCTGCACAGAGCCAGAAGCATACAGCTAAAAAGGCTGTGCATGAAACAAACTTATGAAGGGTGGGTACGAGATGCGATATACGCTAATCATTGCCGGGAGGCTGGACAACATGAACGACTACACGAGTGCGTGCCGGACGAATCAATATAAAGGCGCAAAGCTTAAACAAAAAAATGAAAACGTGGTCAAACAGGCAATATATGAACAGCTTGGAAGATTGCGCATCAAGAATCCGGTACGGATGCTGTACCGATGGTACGAGCCAAACAAGAGACGTGATCTGGACAACATCAGCGCATTTGGGCGCAAAGTAATACAGGACGCGCTTGTAGATACAAGGGTTTTGCAGGATGACGGCTGGCGATATGTGAAAGGTTTTCAAGACGAGTTTTATGTAGATAAAGGTAACCCACGAATAGAGGTAGAGATTATAGAGGATGAATGATGGATATATCAAGATTAGCAGAAAAATTCTCGGATGGGAATGGTACAAAGACATTAATACGTTCCGGCTGTTTATGCATATACTGCTGAAAGCAGAATGGAAAGTGACAGAATACAAAGGTGAGCGCATTGAGCGAGGAGCGTGCGCGTCGTCGCTGGTGGAATTGTCAGAAGAAACAAAGATGAGCATCAGTGCAGTTAGGACTGCATTGAAACATCTGGAAACAACAGGAGAAATCACACGAAGACCATGCGCAAAGTCTAAAAAAAGTGTGTACAAGATCAATAACTATGACAAGTATCAAACAGAATACAAGCAAGAAAATTGGAAGAGTAGCGCAATGGATGTAACAACGTATCAGGATGACAGAAAGAAAAAGAACAGGCGTAGATTTAACAACTTCGCTGGCAGGAAGTATGACATGGATAGTTTAACGATAGGAATCCTGCAAGCGCAGGAGACAGGAGGTAAAAATGGAAGAAGTAATTAAGAGTTATAAAGGATTTGAGAAAGATATGACTTGTCGAGGTTTTCGATACGAGGCGGGCAAGGAATACGAGGAAGACAAAGCAAAAGTATGCGATGCAGGGTTCCATGCTTGCGAGTATCCACTAGACTGTTTTAATTATTATGTGCCAAGCACAAGCGTGTACCACGAGGTCGAGCAGAGCGGAAAGTTGTCTAAGAGCTCGGATGATAGCAAGGTAGCAGCAACAAAGATCAAGATTGGAGCACGAATAGGGATACCAGGACTGGTACAAGCCGCAATTGAATATACGACAGAGCGTGCTAAGCCAACAGAAGACACACATAACACAGGGTACCGCGGAGCATCCTCTAACACAGGGGACTACGGAGCATCCTCTAACACAGGGTACCGCGGAGCAT